AATAAATGAGAACTCTTTTTAATCGACTGATAAATATCAGAAGACACATAATTGTATTCTGCTTCCCAATTCTGCCATTCCTCATCCTCAGACTCAGAAGACATTTACCCTGCTAGCGAACCAGATTGAGAATCGCCTACACGGGTAGCCGCAACAGCTTTACCAACAGAAATCAGAGCAGCAACTCCAGCAATCTTTATAGAATCAAACAAGCTAGGACCAGGCACAGCCATAGCCCCTACGAAACCTTGACAAAAAGTAGAAAAGGCACGCTCAAAAACATCTTTCAAAAAACTTAAATTAAACATAATTTCTCCTTAAACAGTCCACAAATAACGCCAAGTGACAGGACCAACACGACCATCCTTACGGATAGGGTACATAGACTGAAACTCACGAACCGCTTTCTCAGTCAAACGACCATAAGAACCATCACAAACAAGCTGAGTGTTGATACGTTCATTCAAACGGACCTGCAAAGCTATAACATTCTTACCCTTAGAACCCCGATGCAAAGGCTCACGCCTGAAATCGGCACTCAAAGATTCCATATCTGAAAGTTTTATTTCTAACTGAACAGAAGTTTGCATATCCACCATCGGCATACCAGATTTAATCCAGGTAGCTAGACCGTCGCCAGGGCAATAAGTTGTGCCGAAATCTCTATGGCATTTGACCCACAAGTGGTCACCATACTCTTTCCGCAAAGCCTCTATGACGGTAAGGATAGCCTCCTTGCCATTATGAGTCAGATCATCTCCAGACCCAATATAAGAAATAGAAGTAGTTTTAGAGTTCTGCCCTTTAGTAGCAGCCCCCTGTTTCCAACCTCTCCCTTCAAATATTTCACCAGTTTCACCAGAAACTAACCAGTTGTATGCGATCGATTTCCATCCACGAGTCTTCACATGATACTTATCATGTTGCTTGATCCGTTGCCACGGATCAACACCAGAACCCGTAGTGTGATGAACTACAACTCCTTCAGGCGCACGTTTAAACGTAGACAAAGGTTTCCCTGAGTCCAAAGCGCCCCATTCATCACGAGAAATAAACTGCATACTTATAGAATAACTGTCCCTAGCGTCCCAGTTGTCTATCTTCCTTCATTTCTTTTTTAAGTTCCCACATTTCTGAATTTCTTTGCTGTTGTTGTTCCCACTTAGTATTAGTACGTAACCCAATACCAGAAAAAAATGAAATCCAGTTAGAAACTAATCGCTGTTCATACTTCTCTTCAGAACCTATAAGCCTACGAGCATCCATAACAGTAGGCAAAAGTTGAGCCATACCATGAAGATCATGATCCTTCATAACCCAAGGACCATCTTTGTCGCCTTTCCTTTCAGCCCCTCCAACAAGACTCAAAGCTGGCATCAAACCAGGAATCATCGTATAAATAGTAGGCACTTCTACCCAATCTTGAGGGAAATTTCTGCCTCTCCACAAATCTCGCTTAGCCGATACTTCATAAGGAGCTTTAATCAAAGGAGTAATGTTAGAAGCCAAAGACTGCAAACCAGTCTCTATCCTGTCCTTAACAGACAAACCTCTCTCAAACTTTAAAGCAGGATCAAGAAGCTCTAAAGGAGACTTAAACGGCATATCAGGAGCAATAAACATGCTCTCCCCACCGTAAGTCAACGGAGTCTGAATACCTCCTTGACGCACCAACCAATCAGCAACATACTCAGGTCTTTCCAAATCTTGCTCTATGTTTTTCTTAGCAGACATATACCTATTGAAAACTTCTGGTCTACGAGCAGCCATCTCAAACATCAACGGAATATTTTTACGTTGCCAAGTATAAAAAGGAACAAGTTTCTTAACCCACACTCGCTCAGCATCAGACAAATCATCATAATCAAAATGAAATTTCATGATCTGATCAAACGCATCAGTATCAGTACCACCTTTAAGCATCGTGTCAAACCCAAGAGAACCACGCACAAAAGTTTCAGTACCCATACCAAAATTTCTTGACAACTGCAACAAACCATTCTGAGAAGAAAGAGGATTAATTTTACTTAAATTAATTTTCTTGTTCCCAACCTTAACTTTCCTAGCAGCACCAGAACCATCCATAAATTCTGAAGCAACTTGACCACCAGCAGAACCCAAAGAACCAGTCTCGTTTAAACGCCTAACTATTTGCACATGCTCAGTAGAAACTTTACTTCTAACAATCCCACGTTTCTTCATTGCAGAATCCATTTGAGCAGCACGAGTCGGGTTACCTAAACGAACCGCCTCATCATGCTGAAAAACCCAGTAAGCCTTATTGAAATTACGATAAGAAGACCAATTCATTCCTGCTAAATGATTCATAAACGTAGCCGACATAAAGTTACGCCCATGGAAACCAGGTTTAAGAATCATGTATGCGCGAAGCAAATTATGAAGCTTGTCATACCCATCAAAGAAACCTTTAGCCCCGCCTCTCATCACATATTTATCAGCAGCAACCAGAGACTCAACAATCTGCTCAGGTCCTTGCAAATTGTTGCCTATGTCTTTAAAACTAGATTCAAATACATCATCCAAATATTGCTCTCTTCGAGCCTGCTTATGCAAAGATTTAGTAGACCAACCAGACGCTGGAGGATCTAACAAATTTTCGGTAGCCCCAATAAAACCATCCAACTCAGAACGAATAAGCTGATTGTCGCCTTCCCTTAAAATATTTAAAACAGTTAACAAATTTTCTTTACTACCAATTTCGCTACTTGAAAGCCCACCCACGTTCATTGGATGGATTACTCCGTCTTTATACAATCCATCTGCTATAAGAGAAGCTTTTGCAAATGCCGTTTCATAAGCTTCTTGCTGTTGCAATAAAGCGCCTACAGCCACCCCATCGGCTACATCATTTATTGTAGTAGCTGATGTACTCAGTCGAAACTGTACGTCTAATTTAGCTTTTTCTAACTCTGCTTTAGTTAAATCAATCTGTTTAGATAAAGCCATTCCATCTTCAACAAGTTTCGCTCTAGAAGCATTTAACAACTGCATAGGATTTGTTAAATTTTCGACACTACTAGAACCACTTGTAACATTATCAAACTGACTTAAAACATTTTTTTCATACGCATCCATAAACGCTGATGGATCAAAAACGCTATCAACACTAGTAGAACCAGGAGTAGGCATAACAGCCATAGGATTATTTAACATAAAGTTAGGACTAATAGGCACCATGCTGCTGCCATCAGCTTGTTGAAATGATCCAACATCGCTTCGATTAAACCACACAGATGCGTTATAACCATCAGCAACTAAAGAACGCTGATGAATTCTTAAAAGTTTAGCTTTCAAACTTCTTGCAGTAAATGATCCACTAGCAGACCCTGTTAACTTTGGGTCCATATAAGGAATCTGAGGTGCCGTATTTTTTCCAATGCTAGGAGTTTTTCCAAACGGGTCAAACTCAGACAACATGTCATTTGAATCTGTTCCAGACAAATCAGAAATTTTTTCACTCCACGCATTTCTTTTCTCTATCAAGTTTGTTTGAAGATTTATATAAGCTTGATTGGAATTAGATATAGTTTCATCAGACAAAGCTAAAAAATAAGTTTGTAAATCGTCTGCAATGCTTTCACCTTGAGGTTGCAACATGCCTTTAGGTAGAGAATCTCTCCAAATAAAAAAATCTAAACGTTCATTAAAAGGTAAATTAGCAAACTTTTGAACAATAACATTCTTAGGATAAGAAGTAGTAGATACATTTCCTAAAGACTTTAAAGCACTTTCCGTACCCCAAAACTTTGCACTTTCTATAACTTCAACAGCTTTACCATAATAATCAAAACCCTTAGCATCAATTTTAGCTATTGCACGTTTTTTAAGAAAAAGTAAATACTCATCAAAAAAATCAGGATCAGCATTAAAAGTTCTAGAAAACTGATCAGCAAGTATTTCACCCGTCGCAGTAAAATTAAATACTTTAGCTATAGCAAGTTCATTAGTTAAAGTATCTATATTTCCTGGATCTGTTTCTTGAGCTAACTGGTTAAGTATTCTTTTAGCATCTATCAAACCTTGTTCGTTTGGCATGCCATAAATTTTTACGTTTTCTGCACCTAAAGGAACATCTAAAGTTAATTTTTGAACATTCGCATTAGGACCTACATCATAAATAATATTTGAAGGCGTAGCATTCAAAAAATCAAAATCGCCCCAACTACCATCTCCACCTACAGCATTAAAACGCTCTAACAAATTAAGAGATTGATTCTCGCTAGTAACATGGTTCAAATTCATCACAGAATCAAAACCTTCTTTTTCAGCAGCTTCAATAACTTTTTGAGAAAACCCTCTAGCTACCAAACCTTGCCGTGTTAACTCTTTAGAATTAGTTGCCGCAAAAGTTTTACCAGAACTATTAGCCATTTTTTCTAAACGAACTTCTAAAAATTCTACAAATTTTATAGCATCATCTTCATCAATATCAGGCATAAACCTACGAACAAAATTATCAAACCCATTAAACTTCGCACGAACATCTAACAAATTCTGAACTTGATCAGCGTACAATCCGTTAAAACTTGAAACTTCATCTTTCGCCACATTAATCATTGCAGAATATTCGTTATCGCCAGTCAAAAACGAATCAAACTCTGAAACATCCTCAAAATCCCAAACTTGTTCTGCGTTTTTTAATTTACCCTGAGCACGATAAAAGAAAGTTCCACCATTATCGACTCTTGTAAGCGCCAAATGAGGTCTAGTGAATTGCCCTACAGCAACATTATCAAACCCCATACCTACAGTATCCCAATTAGCTAACAAAACGTCAGCCCCAAAACCACGAAACAACTGCTCTGGCAAACTAGCTGAAATAACGCCTACAGGCACACTGTCAATCGAACCTGTCCGTGTCACACCATAAGCATCCGTCCACATTCTCATCTCAGTAGGAGGAATATTTTCAGATAACATTTTAAGTTGAATCGTTGTTGCATCATCAATCCAAGGAGCAACATGATAAACCCCACCGTTTAAAGATTTAGACATATAAGAATCAGGAGCAGACATACCAAGCTCTCGATAAACAGAGTTAGCTAATACTTCACTAGTAACTCTTTCTTGCCCAGTTCCCCCATTAGGAATATCTTCATACTGTTTAATGTAATATTTTTTTCCATTTAGTTCGTATTGACCGCCAGGGTTACTACCTAATTGCTCACCTATCTGATTTGATTCTAAAATTTCGTCAATGCTTGGACGAGTAGGACTTGCAGGAAGTTGAGAACTATTAGGCATTACTTTCATTTGATTACTCAAAGATTTAGCTTCGACATAATCACGCACACCAAAAGTTTTAACTTCCCCATCCCAAACATAACTAATAGTTAAAGGCTTACCAAATTGTTCAGCCTCTTGAATCAAAACATCTAAACTTGACTGAATGTCATCTATCTGATTAGTTAAAGTTTTATCAATCTGGTCAATAATACTACTTAATTTTTTACCACTGTTAATAGTTGCAGGAACAGGCAACGCAGAACCTGCAAAATAAGTTGTTAAAGCATCTTCGAACGCATCTCTATCTACTTCTTCTAAACCTTCTGTAAACGAAGGCACATCTTCAAAATAGCCATACTCGTTTCCATAATTATCAAACATGTCATTGATAACATTTTTAGCTTCAGCAACTTTTTCAGGAGTTGGAACAAGTATTTTATTATCTAAAAACTCATTAACATTTTCTAAATATTTAGAAGCAGAAAGAACTCCTTCATCAATTCTTTTTAAAGAAAAATCCATTTTAGAAGCAGGGTTACCAACAAAGTTTTGTAACTCTGATTCAACTCCAAGCCAAACACCTAAACCATCTTTATCGCTACTACCTAAAATGCCTTCTAAATCTGTAAAA